TCAATGTTAGACTTCAATTGTTTTTTCAATATACTTCTCAAATTCTTTTCTTTTAACTAATCTTTTACCTTTTCCAACGCAAAAAAGGAACGGGCATCCTGGTTCGTTCAGCATGGAACTTATCTTGTTAACACCAATGTTGCTATACTGCGAAGCTTCTTCCACTGTGAGCATTACCTTTTCCCATACAGGAATACTATTGTCTTTCAATTTTACTACCTCCATCACTTTGGACATTATACTTTTTACTCGTCTGTTTACAGTTGATTCTGAAACAGAAAGTTTTTCCGAAATTTCAATTATGCTTTTTCCTTTTGATAACATAATAAAAATTCTCAATTCTTCATCGGTAAAGTTACATTCTTTTATGTAATAATTTATCTCGCTTTTTACACATTTACATAACTTCATACGCGATCCCTCTTTCAAGGGAGTGGCTAAACCACTATGTCCCGGCTCAAATCCGCTCCCATACGCTCTATTCATTCATGTGGCAACTCGCTTAAATACTCCCCTTGTTTCTTCACAAGGTTTGCTGCTTCATATGGTTTGGTTCTGAAACGTCTAACAGCTTTTACGCTAGGTGCACTACTCGCAAGCTTTCCGTGTTTAATATCTCCACGGAACTTCATTGATTTTGATTCTTTATTCATCTTCGTTTACCTCTTCTTTCAACCATTGTTCAAATCCAGTATGTCCCTTGTCGCACATATCTTGTACAAGACATTCAGAGCATACGCCTGCAATCTTGCAGAGTTCTCTTGACAGCTCAATGTCGGACATTGAGCGGATTTTATCTCCGTTTGTCATAATCATCACTCCTCTCACAATTAATGCTTTTTCGGATTTTCTTTAATCTCTTCCGTGCATCTCCTTCTGTCTGTACTTCTTTTCACTGTTCATCACTCCAATCCAATCTCTGACCGCACCAACCGCAATATTGAATGCATTCTTCTATTACTTCTGTCGGAGTATCCGTTATCCCTCCGCACACTGGACATTTGCACTCCCACTCGTCACCAGTGAAATGTTCAACCGGTCTTTGTGGAATCTGTTTCCTCATGGCAGCTATTGCCATCTTCTTTGCTTTAATATTCTCCTCACTATTGGATGTATCCAATCCTTCAATAATTCTGATCGCATCTTCCATATACAATTCACTCTCTTCTTTCCCATTCTTCGCAACTATCACTGTAGTCTATCCAGTCTGCAAAATATTCACTTCTGTCATTAACACACACCCAACCATCGTCTATATCATCATAATGGTGGTACTTGCACGTTCCACAACATTTATCATCTAACATTCTATCCTCCTATATCCAAGCCCAAAGAAACGCAACCGCAATCCCAGCTATATGAAAGCATTCCCATAACCACCGCACAAGTTCAATGTATTCGTTCTTCCGGCGATTATTAATCAGCCACATCCATATCGCACTATAACCGATAATACCAACCACAATGCTTGCGATTCTTAATCCTAGCTTAATCTGTTCCATGCACATTCTCCTCTTCTAGCAGTTCAGGATTGTCATAGATATTGCCAATGACTTCCCAATCCTCACTTACCCAGCCCTCCATCAAGTCTGTGTTTCCATCAGATATTCCTCTAACGCAAGATGATGGATTTTTATGCGTGTAAGTCATAAAAGAACAATTCTCAAAAAAAATCTCTGCGTAATAGTTATATTCTCCGTCATAACAGAATGGATATTGAAATCCTTTTAATATATCTCCCTCAAAGATTTTCTTTCCGTTCTTGTCGGTTAATCCTGTATACTGGCAAATGGTATTTTCATCAACCAGAAATTCACCATTAAGTCTTTTATCGTAGATATAATCCTTATCACTAAGATAGCCATGCACCCATGTTCCGTTAAGATGCTCGTTACTATTTATTGCATGAATATGTTTCGCTCTGAAAAGCATTTCTCTATTCATAACTGTCAACCACCTCCAACTTTTTCAGATCCTTGATTAACCAGATCTCTTCATTGCCTTCCCATTTGACCATTGGAAAGTCTACATCAAAACGGCAATTTAAACTAAACCAATTAGTAAGACCGTCTTTATATGCAAATAAAGTACCATCTTTATGTCTTACGATGTATTTGAATTCTTCTTTAAGATACTCCAAAAAATCTTTATCTTTTTTGGAAATCACTGGCTTTTCAATGTATTCGGATTCTGCCCATTCTCTTGCTTTTTCTTTGCATCGTTCCGTATCAGAATGAAACAAGCATTCTCTACACGATGTTTCATGACATGATCTAAATTCCCCTGTTTGTCTGATAATAGCAATTCTATTACCATCACAAGCAATCTCCACAATCTCTTTTGAATACTTCTCTTTATTCGTCATAGTATTATCTCCACTCTCCCAAATGTTCAAAACATTCTTTTTTAAATTTTTCTAATACATCTATTAGGTTGTCTATTTCGTAAGAATCCTTAAATATTATCTCGATTATTTCAGGATTAGATGTGTCAATATCATTACAGTAGGGAAATGGTTTCATAAAACAATTAAATCTAGCATTTATACCTTTATGTGTTAATGATATTTGATTAACACTTTCTTTATTTCCAATAATCTTCATCTACTCCACATCGCTTTACAATTTCAATGGCTTTATCAATGGCATTTGCAGTATTAAGATAAGCACAATCTTTATCCGCATCACCTGTGTTTGCTATTGTCAGAAAGTAGCGCATCTTCAAGTTCTTTTACAACTTTCTCTACATCAAACGCTGTCGGCTGTTCTTCTATTTCCATAAGCGTGGATACCGCAATATCTGCCACCGAAACCATTTCATCTTCGTCTGGTGCTTTCGGTTTTAACCATTTCTCGCATTTTCTCATCAGTAAATCCGCATCAATTAATCTGCTCATAATCATTCTCCTTTGTACGGCTTCGGTAGTGGCATCCAGGCAACAATTGATTTTGTCGTATGTTCATAGATTCCTTGAAAGTTTCCATTTTCCCAATATCTCATTTCTGTTACTATTCCGCTGTAAAAACATACAATTACATCCGTGTTATCCTCCGGCAACCTCTCGCTGCATGGAATCCACTTCTGACTTTGCAGCGCAATAGCAATTTTCGCAAGTTCGATAGCGTCAAGCCATTCTCCACATTTTTCTTTTTCCTCAAACTCCGCTAACTTCTCCATAGCTTCTGACAGCTTGTTCTTGTCCTTAATCACTGCTTTCCCACAGTGGTATGTTGTTAATCTCTCTTTCATTCTCTCACCTCTTCCAGCAAGCCATTCACAACCAATTCACACTCGATCTCGGTTGCTGTCCGCTTGTCGCTGAATTTACAGTTTGGATTCTTGTGTATCCTTGCATCTTTGATCGGCCATTCAGATTCAGTAAAATGCTTACTGTCCACAAACATCACTCTGTGTCCGTTCTTCACGCAGAGATAGTAACTCTCTGCGCTTTTCGGAAGTCCTCGGCAAGGCTTGAATCCGAATCTCACAAACTCACTTGCCTTTACTACTGGTTTTAGTCTCATTTCTTTTTCCTCTCTCATACTTGTTACACACTTCCGGATTACAACCACGCTCGTTTCCGGTATGTATGATATAGTCGCAACCACTTCTCGCACCGGAAGCACGGTATTTACAAGTTCTGCACAAATGCCTGTCTCCGTTGAAGCATTTCTTTTCAATTCGGTTAACTCAAATATTCCGTTTTTAATAGCACAAAATGCCTTAGCAAGAAAAGTTTCTTTCTCAGCTTCACTATCACACTCATAAAATACTTCTCTTTTGTCATGTTCTCCAAACTTATCCGTAAAGAATTTGGTTCGCTTTGGAGTGATTCTTGTAATTTGTGCCGGAAAAATCAGTTTATGCCGGAATGATAAACCCCATCCATAGCTTACTTCCCTCGCAACTCCAACCCACTCTCCGACTTTCAATGTATCTTTGTCTATCTCTTTTAATTCAATATTCATTCTTTCCACCTACCCTGTATAATCTTCAAACCGTTCACAAGCCATAAATGCAAATCTTGAATTTACCCATCTTTGCATTCTTTTCAGCGGATCACGCTTCTTCAATTTGTATTTGTCATAAATCATCACATATGGGGCATATCCCAAATCCCTGAGTGTGTATATCCGGTCAAGGTCTTGTTCCAATGTTGTGTCAAATCCACATAAGACATACACTGTCATTTTCCGTCTATCCCATCCAGTTAATTTCTGAAACATTTGGAATTTTGGTACAATGATGTCTTTATCCTGGTATCTATCCCACGCAAAATGAATCTGCTTAATCTTCATCCGCTTGATATATTCCGCTTTTTCTTCGGTCATGATTCTGATGTCGCATCCTTGTGAAAAATCTATCCAAGCCTTGCTATCAATAAGCTGTTGGCTCAGATTTTTCCAGTCTCGGCAAGCGAACATGTTCGGATCTAGTAGAACAATATTCTTCTGACCATTCCAAAATTCAGATAAATCAGATACCTTGTGGCTTTTCTGCCCCTCTTTTTCTTTCACGATGCAGAAATCACACCCTCTCGGACACCCTCTTGTCAGAAATCCATAAGCTGTGTTATTGCAAAGTTCAGGATATAGACTGTAATCAGGATAGATATGTTCGATTTCTTCTGGTAATGGCTTGCCACCGGATGGATATTCGTATCCTGTACCTCCCTTGACTATTTCTCCAGCGCACACTGGATGAGGATAATCCGGTGTAAAGGTAAATACCTTGCTCATATATACCCTGTCTGGTGGATTCAGCCATGCAGTCAGCGGATCGTACCACTCAACTTGATCTTCGTTCTGTTTATGCCATGCCGACAGCTTCATAAGGGGCAGATTTGGAAAATTATGACCATCTACATCAATTAGTGATATTCTCATTTCTTCTCATGGTCTTTCTTCCACTGCTTGAGGATTTCGACAACTTGTTCAGGGTATTTTTCTAAAAATTTATTGCAGAAAATATTTTCACCATTATTAAGTCTACTGAACTTACATTCAGAACATGAAATACTTTCACACATTTCACACTTAAGCCTAATTGCTTCTTCTGCTGTCAGTTCTTCTGCCAATCCATTAAGCATTTCGTCTGCCCACTCATAGTTATCTTCTACAACTTTGTAGTAACCATCATGCACGGATACAATCGTTACAATCTTTTTCTTTATCATTTCATCAAATACGCATAAACTGCCATACAACACCGATTTTTTTAAGTCACTTCTAACCTTTACCTTATCTCCTACTTTATATCTCATTACACTTCTCCTCATTAACAACTTTTCCGTCAACCATCGTGTACCATGTATCTTCTTTGATTGTTTCTCCGTCAACACGAACAATCACAGCATCTTTGAGTTCCCACATATCTTCTTTCCAGTAGCTTGATGATTCATTTCCATTGCACTTCCAGTCTGCAAGGACAAGGAACGAGCCTTTCACGCCTTTCGCTTTTCCTTTATATCCCCAAGCCACCGCTACGCTATTCGGGTTTTCTGCTGAGGATGCTCCTTTGTATCCTGTCGCTGAGGATGCTCCACAGTTTCCTGTCGCTGAGGATGCTCCGTAGTCTCCTGTCGCTGAGGACGCTCCTTTGTATCCTGTCGCTGAGGATGCTCCGTAGTCTCCTGTCGCTGAGGATGC